TTTATCTCTGCATGGATTCTACCATTGTAAGAATATTTAAGTATTGTATCTATAAAAGTTGTGTGTGCTTTGTTTATCTCTCTTGCTTTTGCAATACATTTTACAACTGGGTGTGGGTGATTAGCTAAAAAGTTTTTAGTAAAGCTTGGCGCTTGTGTCTTTGCTGTTCTATCGTATGGTAACCCTAGCTTATCAAATACTTTTGCAATAGATCTAGCTGCCCAGATTTGAACATCTATTTTTGTGTCTGCATAAACAGTGCCCAATAATCTACCTTCTTCAGCCATCATTAATTTTTTTTCCTCTGCTGCTTTCTCTTGATCTACACGAACACCAAGGAACCTCATATCAACAAGAACAGGAAACAGTTTAGTTTCCATTTCAAAGATAGATTCTATATCCTGATGTATTATTTCTTTTTTCATTTCTTGCCACAACTCCAATGTGAGTTGGGCGTCACGCTCTGCGTAAGCTCCAACGTACATGGCTGGTAGTTTGTACATCTCTGCTTTGGGATCTACACCCCAAGACTTTGCAGCTTCGTATAATTGTGTTTCATCTTTACCTTTACCAAGATAGTCTCGTGATAATCCATTTAAATCAAAACGTAATCTGTTTTCATTAACTAATGCTGAAGCTATCATCGTATCAACAATTTTACCTTTTACGTTTATACCGATGGCTCTTAACCAACATATGTCATACATAGCGTTGTGAAATATTTTTGTAGACTCGTAATTCATTTGGTCTTGTAACCATTTTAAAACCATCTTACGATCCATGTTACCACCACCTTCGTGTGCAATAGGGTAGTACGCACACCAATCTTGTGTGGCCAAAGATATACCTACAACGTCACCAACTTTAACAACAGAGCCGGAGCCCATTCTTTTATTTAAATTTGGATCTTTTGTTTCCAAGTCGACAGCTATCTCATCGTATTTTCCAAGATCTGGAAAGTCTGTTGGTGGTAACCACTCTGTTTGTGGTTTAAATATCGGTGTCTGCATAGTCCCTCTCTATTGCCATCTCAATGTAATGTATTGCTTTTAATAAATCTTCTTTCTGTCCCTTTTGCTTGTGCCTGCACAAGTACTTAATAGCATTCCCCTCCGCGAACGGCAAGTTGTTTTTATTTATAAACTCACTTGCCTGGATCTTCATTGATCGGTAGTGGTCGCCACCTATTTGTTTGTTGTATGCGTCTTTCATATTTTATATCCTTTGTATATGTCTTTTGGCCTAATAATATGTAAATGATTTTTAGTTCTAGTTGCACCAACATAAAACAATCTATTCTCATCATCAGGATTTCTTTCGAAATTTCTTTGTGTATTTAAACTTAAATCTGTTAATAAAACTACATTATCACACTCACCTCCTTTTACCCCGTGTATAGTTGATAGTAGTATTCTTGGGTCTTTGTTTAATTTTTCACCATTCTCTCTCATTCTTCTAATGTATCTAACCTTTTTTTCTGGAGCTTCATCAAACGCCTCAAACCATACTTTATCTGTCTTTAACCATTTTCTTTCTTTTAAACCCTGCATATCGTACGATGCATCCTTATCCATGTAGTCTAAAGATTTCTTTTCAAAGTTATCTTGTGACATGTAAGACGATACTCTTTGTATTTGTTCGTAATCTAAATATTCTTTATCACGAAGTTTCTCCCAATCAATGACAGCATCATATAAATCTTTTTCATAATTATTTTTAAATTTATTTTTGTAATGAAAACCTCTCGCATGTAATATTTTTTCTATATCATTTAACATGTATTTAGTTCTAGCCAATATCATCCAATCACCAGACGACATATCTAACTCATTTACGTTGTGGTAATAAGATAACAAACCTCTATCCGTTTTAGGTGCCCACTGCTTGTGTATACGATTAGATATTCTCTTAACCATACCCATAGCCACATCGTGAACAGCCCTAGGAACTCTATAAGATTGTGTAAGATTTAGTAATTTACCTTTTTGTGTAATAAAAGAATCTACATCTGCACCGGCCCATCTAAATATAGCTTGGTCATCATCACCAGCTAGGTATGTGTCTTGTGTCTTGTCCCATATAGACTTTGCCATAGTCCATTGTGTTTGAGATAGATCCTGTGCTTCATCAATAAACACAACATCAAATTTAGGAGACGCATCTGATTTGATAAAGTTTTCAATCATGTCTGTAAAATCTATTAGGTTATATAGTTTTTTATACTCTTGGAGTTGGTGCGAAACTTCTTTTAATTCTTTTACTCGTATGTTTTGTGTGTGTTCTTTTAAATTAAATTGTTGCTCTGGTGTAATGCCTTTTAGCCTGGCCAAATGTATTATTCTTAATATATCGCTACCTGTTGTAAATAAACCAGAATATTGTTTGTCGTATTCATTGTAGTCTAATCGCATGTTTATTTTTTTACCAAGATCCTCATAGTGTCTACGTTGCATTACGTTTTCTTTTTTAATACCAAGTCTTCTAAAAGCCAAAGAATGAAGAGTTCTAAAATAAGGTAGGTCATCCTCTGAATAATTAAACTTATCCATGGCTCTGTCTCTTGCTTCGTATGCAGCTTTCTGTGTAAAAGAGAAATAACCAATCCTGTTTGGATCAGTCTGCTTTAAATATTTATCTACTTCATTAAGTAATGTAGTAGTTTTTCCTGTTCCAGGTGGTCCTATTACAATAGTTTTCATTAATAAGGATCCTCTGGTTTTAGTTTTTTACTTCTAGGTTTCAAAACTTCTTTCTCAAATTGTTTAACTCTTATTACAGATATTTTTTTCTTATCCATATTTATTCTAATGTGTTCACAACCACAGTGGTCTAGTAATAACATGAGTGTGAGATCATACTTTTCTGTCCATCTATGCTTTAACAAGTATAAGTGAAAAAACTTTTGATAAATAAAATGATGGTAGCCCTCGTTATTCCAAACGTTTCCATACATCATGTCTTGTTTTTCAGAGCCCTCTGCAGTTAGATCAGTACAGAAATCTTCTAACCCATCCATAAGTTGTTCTAGTTTTGATGCGCCTTTTGGTGCCTCAACCTCTTCCTTGTTTGCCATCAATTCGTTAATCATAACATCAAAATCATTTGCTTTTATTTTAGGAGGCTTCTTATAGATTTGATCTAGACAGGCTCTTATAAAAAGTCTCTGCTCTTGTAACTGTTCTGATTTTAGCTCAACTCTTTCTCCATCTACATTCATTCTATATATAGGTGGTTCTAATTTTATAACTTGTAAGTCACTTAATTGTGGAAATAGTATTTGTCTACCAACACCAAACTTTCTTGTCCTACATAATTTTTTATCACAGTGATTACACATTGGTTCTTCCTCACATTTATAGCCGTAGGTTTTCTTATCTTTCTTTTTATTTTCTATAACGTCGTCTGTGTAGGGTGTTGTAAAATACTTGTGATTAAAAGAACTTAATTTTGTTTGCCACTCTTCTGGCCATTTCTTTTTTGCGTAAACTATATATTGAAATAATACTCTGTCTCTACCATCCTCTAATTTTTGTTTTGTTAAAGATTCTAAACAAGGTGGTCCATCATCAAACTCTGATGGTGGTCTTTTAATTTGTAAGTCTTGTAATTGTTGTGGAGATATTTGTATTATGTTTTGTAAAAAACCCGATAGTGTAACAGCTTTGCCTGTAGAATCATAGGCATATCTTGTCGTATTTTTACAGTTAAAGTATGGTAAATTTAAAAAATTTCCTGTATCATCTTGCGATTTTAATTCAATTTGTTTTGGAAATATTTCTGCGTTACCAAATCCAAGTATTGCACTAACCGACATAAGTTTATCTCGCATTAGTTTTGCAGGAACAAGATCTGTTGTAAATAAAAATATATGTGCACCACCACTTTTAGATCTACATGTCACTAGTGGTAGTTTGTAATTATTTATCTTGTTAATTATTTCCTTGTGATCAAGAGTGTATTTATCTACATCAATACATCCCCATCTACATTTGTTCTCTTCGTTTATAGGAACAATACCTAGACTAGGCTCTATACCATTAAGGTGATTCTCCCAGTGCTTGTCAGTAACTACTTCTCTTTTTACAAAAGACTTACCTTTGATCTTAAGTCCATCGGCACCTTTTTTGTCCACATAGGTGCATCCATGCGCTCGCTTTAATCCCTCAAATATCTTTCTAAAATCTTCCATAATAATTTTGTTGGGGGCGGATCCAGTCTCCCATCACCGCCCCTCTATTTCTTCCAATGGAAGTCTTTAGTACGGTGCCTCGGATTTGGATTCTTGTTCTCCGTGTTTAGCTTCTACAGCACCTTTGGCTACGTTTACACCAAAGTCTTTTGCTATATTGTAAACACCGGCGTCAGAAACAGGACCAACCCTTGCAACATCCCAACCAAACCAAGTACCCTTGTCGTTAGACTGTTGTACTGTTTTTAGTTTATAAATGTGGCTGTATGTTGGCGGAGTAAACATTCCATTTTTACCCTGCATCTTTAAACCCATCATCATTGAGTTCCACTTTCTACTCACTTTTAATTGAGTAGCTTTCATAGATATCAACGCTGTTGTTGGGCTTTTGCCTAGAACAACTACGAAGTGACTCGCTGTGTTTTCAAGATAGTTACCATTTGCTAATCTATCTTTATTAAACTTGTCCCTTGTAGTTTTTGGCAAGTCATCACCAGCTTCGTATATCTTTACTGGTGCTCCTTGACTCTCACCTCTATCTTGCCATTCGATATACTGTCTTTTGTAGTGTACCGGTATGACATCTATCCCCTTTTCACCATCATAAATTTCGTTTGTTACGGTATTTATGATCATGCCTGGTTCTGCCCCCTCGACATGTTTAGCATCCCTCTTGTTACACTCGGGAGATAGTTGGCCAAGTACTTTTAAGAACGGTAACGCAAGATCTTCTTGCGTCATGTTCAAACCCTGACCTGCATCAGCTTCAAAATTAACTGTAGCTAATGCTCCATTTGTTTTTTTCGTTACATTGCTCATGTTTATTGTTTCCTTTTTATTGTTGTTTTATTTCCAACATATATGTTGAAAAGTTCCGTTGGCATTTCTTTACCTGCCTCCATACGCTCACGGACTAGCGCTTTTAGGGTCATTGGTTCAACCTTCAGTTTTTGTGTTGGTTGAAACCCTTGACCCTTTGCAAGATCGGCATAATCAGCCGCCTTGTTATCCTCGTTACGACCGAACGATACGGATATCTCATTTTTGATTATATCGCCCAGGCCATTCTCACGAAGCCAGTTAAACGCCGCTTCTTTATTTGCTTGTGTGATAGTGGCGCTGTAATTCGTTTTAACTTCTACAGAAGATCCATCCTGTAGTTTTAAAAAAGATAAACCCATTTCGGACAGCATTGTTGGTATAACTTCACCCGATAAATATTCTATATCTTTTTTCTTTTGTTTGATTGCGTCCTCTTGGACTTGTAGTTGTTGTTGATGTGCCTGCAGTTCTTTTATTTTTTCTGCAAGTTTATTAATATTGGTTGTTTTATCCAATACTTCTGTTTGATCTTTCTCAAAATCAATCGTCATTCTTTGCTCCTGTTCCGTACAAATCAATCTCTATTGGATAGTATCTTTTCTCTTGTCTATCCCACTTTAAGAGATTGAATCTACCATTTGTTGTTTCTGATATCAAACAGCAGACTACACCTATAATAGCAGGATCCCCTGTTAATAACAAGTGATCTGTTGGTTTGAAATCTTTTAAAAGACTTTTTAATCTAACAATTAATGGTCCGGGAGAAAAAATCATTTGTGATCTTTCATCCAATAAAAATTTTAGTTTACCGTATTCAGCGGCACCCATAATATTAAATTTAGGGCGACCTTCTCTGGTACCTGCAATTTCTTGAACTACATAAACTGTGCTTTCATCTTTCATGCTTGACTTATTATTATAATTCTTTATACATGTCAATAGAAAGATGAATTATAAATTTAAAAAGAAGCCATATGCACACCAACTTACTGCGTTGGAAAAATCTTGGAATAGAGATACGTTCGCATATTTTATGGAAATGGGTACTGGCAAAACAAAGGTACTAATAGATAATTTAGCGATGCTTTACGATAAAGGTAAAGTAGATGGTGCATTAATAGTTGCACCCAAAGGTGTGATAGGCACATGGTACAATCAAGAGTTGCCTGCACATTTACCCGATCATATAGAAAATGTGACGGTATTATGGCAAGCAAATATAAATAAAAAACAACAAGATAAATTAGATCAACTGTTCAAAACAGGTCATGAACTTCATATTATTATAATGAACGTGGAGGCATTTAGCACCGACAAAGGTAGATTATTTGCGGCTAAATTTTTAAGATCACATAAATCTTTAATGGCTATTGATGAGTCTACTACAATAAAAAATCCAAAAGCAAAAAGAACAAAAAATATATTGTCATTGTCATCCATCTGTAAATACAGACGGATAATGACAGGTTCTCCTGTTACTAGAAATCCTTTAGATTTGTATTCACAGTGTGAATTTTTAGATCCTTTGCACCTTAATCACTCGTCGTACTACTCTTTTAGAAACAGATACGCAATTATGAAAAGTGCTAATATATCTGGACGATCTATTAATCTAGTTACTGGTTATCAAAACCTTGGAGAGTTATCAGATAAACTAAAACCTTTTTCGTACAGAGTGTTGAAAGAAGATTGTTTAGATCTTCCCCCTAAAATATACATGAAAAGAGAAATACAATTAACACCAGAACAAAAGAAATTGTACGATCAAATGAAAAGAGAAGCATTAGCTACTTTAAATGGTAAAACTGTTACAACCATGACAGCGCTTACACAGCTTATGCGTTTACATCAAATAACGTGTGGACATTTTTCTGCAGATGATGGCACAATACAAGAAATTAAAAATAACAGACTAGCAGAATTATTAGATGTGTTGGAAGAGGTAGAGGGCAAAGTAATTATATGGGCCCACTATCAACACGATATAAAAAATATATTTAAACTATTAGAGGACAAGTATGGTCCGGGTTCCGTGGTTCATTATTACGGCAAGACGCTACCTGAAGAACGGGACTATGCAATCAAGAACTTTAAAACAAACGACAAGGTAAGATTCTTTGTAGGCACACCACAAACAGGTGGATATGGTATTACGTTAACACAGGCCAACACTGTTATCTATTATTCTAATGGATATGATCTTGAAAAAAGAATGCAATCAGAAGACAGAGCACACAGAATAGGGCAAAAGAAAACAGTGACATATGTAGATATTATAGCAGAAAAAACTGTGGATACAAAGATAGTGAAATCTTTACGAAAAAAGATTAATATAGCATCAGAAGTTATGGGAGAGGAGTTAAGAGAATGGATATAAAAGCACCGTTTAAAATAAATTTTTTAACAATAAAAACAGAAGGATTCTTTTTAAAAAGAAAAGAAATAAATAAAAAACTTAAAAAGTTTCCTGAAAAAAGATATGCAAACTTTCATAGTAATAGACAAAAATGCACTATGGAAAAAGATTTTGTAAAAATATTTGAAGATGAATTTCTTAAAATATCAAAATACTTTCAGTCTCAAATGAATCTTGAAAGTTGTTGGTCAGCAACATACTCAAAAGGCGATTACCATGTTCCACACAACCATGGTTCTACTGGTTACTGTGGTATCTTATATTTAGATATGCATAAAAAATCACCTTCTACTGTGTATATGCAGCCATGGAACGATGATTTTGATAATACTTTGTTATATGAACCCTCTGTGGAAGAAGGAGATATTGTTATCGTACCTAAATTTGTGGTTCATTTTACTAGACCAAATTTAGTTTCTTTTAAGAAAAGAATTATATCTTTTGATTTTAATTTTTTTAAAAAATAATTATTCTAACCAAGGCGTGTAAACTACTTTACCATCAACTCTTTGTGCACGTAATGATTGATTTCTATTTGAATTAGATGAGTAAGAACAATGTATCCAACCCGAAGTTGGTTCGTTATCTTTGTAAAATTCTAAAATGAGTTGGTCGTAATCAAGTTCATTCTTAATGTAGAGAGCTAGCTCTCTGTTGTCTACACCAGGTATCTCGAAGTCTGCCGCGGCTGCATTGTCATCTGCCACATGTTGACTGTTCACACTGCTGCCTATAGCAATGCAAAGTTCAGCACAACGAAATCCGCTAGATATGATTAATGGTTTGTTGTAGTGCGAACGTATGGGTTGCAAAATATTTATCGCTAATTCTTTAAGATTTTCTATCTGCGCTGGGTTAGGGTTGTTATTGATCCCCTTCCTTTCAGCGACCTGGCTTTTGGTAAGCTCGTCTAAAGTTATGTTTGCTGTCAACTTCATAATATTTTAAAATTATACGCTAAACTAATTCTCATTTTATCAGACTCATTTCTTGCTACAGAATGTCTTATATCTGATTTGAACATTATTAACTTTCCTGGCTCTGGTGTAAAGTTAAAACTTTGCCATGTATATGCATTATTTTTATCATAAAGAGGGGGTATTGTACGTAATAAAGGACCATTAACTTTTAGATTTCCACAATTTCTATCTGTTTGTAGATAATAAATAGAGACTAACTGGTCTGTAATATGGTCGTGTTCCTCCTGATAATCTCCAGGTTTATAATAGTTTATCCAACTAGAATCACAATTTATTTTTCTGTTTTTATATCCAATTACATCTGCAAATTCATATATGTTATCATACACAAATTTTGTGATACTATTAAACTTTGCATTTAAATGTATTTGATAAGTTCCACAGGTATTAAATACGTTAGATTCCCAATTATCACCACCTTTTTTAACTTCTTTTTTAATTTTCATACACTCTTCTGTAACTTCTTTCTCTGTATCAAAATGTTTTTTATTAAACACTTCTCCTACTGGAGTCGCAAAAAGGTTGTGAATCATTATGTCAGTAGTTTGTCTAAAAAGAATAACGCTACCGTCCCCACAGTAGCTAAAAGAACCCAGTAGATTTTGTCTACCTTGCCACCCAATTTGTCTAAATCCGAATGCATATGTTTGAGATGATTATTTTTAATTTGCGATATATCTCTTCTTACACCTGTCAGGTAGCCATACAGGGCTAAAATATGTTCTCGTGTATTTTTAGGTTCAATAGCCATTAAGTTCTTTTAATCCTTTGTCTTATAATCTGTTCTTCAGGAGACAATAAAGCAGTTTCTGTTTGTGTCAACCCAGAAACGGGGTCAACTTGTGCAGCTTTAACTGGGCTAATTGTAGGTGCAGTGGATGTTACTGAAGCCGGTAATGGCGGTGTAGCCACTTCTTCTAACAAGAAATTATCCAAAGATACATCAAAACTAGACGTTAGAGGTGTATTTTTAAAAGCAGTTCTCATCTGTCTCAAAGTGGGTTGAACCAATCTGAACATATTTGGTTGTCCAAGATTATCTGCTATTTCTTGAAACCTAGCTTGTATGTCTTCTGATGGATAATATGGATCAAATTTAGCTCTAGATAGATTACCGAACGTAGCCGAGCTTATTTGTCTATCACTAAATTCTCTTCTTAATCTAGCTCTATCAGCACCTAAAATTTGAGCAGAGTTAATATTTTTATACATTTCTTGTTGCACATCAAATCTAGCTTTGTTTGAAGTATAGTATCTGGATATAACATCATTTGGTTTAATTGGTCCACCTCTTAACAATCCAAAAAAACCACCAGTAAATTCTCTTCTAGCATTTCTAATACCTGTTTGATATTCAGATATTTTAAAACCCATAGATTGAATAGGGTCTACTTTTATTGCTCGTAGTCCCATGAATCCTGCGAGTTCAGGACCAATTTCTAATTCATCTCCTCTCTTTGTTGGTGTGCCAAAAGCAGCTTGTCCTAATCTTTGAAATTGTTTGTAACCTGGTGCTAGTGCCTCTCCTAAATGTAAAAATCTTATTTTAGCTTTGTCTCCAGGAGACGTTTGGTCCGTGTACAGTTGTCTACCATCTCTTGTTCTACCACCTCTAGTAATAATGTCCGCTGTGGCTTGAGTCCAAATAGATTCTGATATAAATGGATTCATAAACTCTGCGCTAGCTTCACCCACACCATTAACAAAACCAGCTAACAATGTTCTATCTGTTTGCTCTCCTTCAATAATGTTATTGACCAATGTTCTAAACGGTCTGGCCATGACATCATATGCATTACTGTGACTAAAATCTATGTATCTTAATTCACCATCATCTAATTTTATTGGCACCAAAGTAGAATTTTTAGACCAGTCAGGAACAAATTGTCTTAATGCTTGTAGTTCTTCGTCAGTTACATCGTATAACATCTGTGCACCTTCAACTACAGCTCCAGGAACAACTGCTAGTGTTGTTGCCATACCAGTTAATCTAGTTATACCTGTTCTATATAGTGGGTTATCGTTTTTAACTAATTGTCCTGTAGCAGCGTCCACAACATAGGGGGTTACGTTACTACCTCTAACTGGTTTAGAGTGTCTTAATTCTTTTAAACCTTGTTCTGCTATATTTGTTGTAGTTCTAATAATTTCAGACGGAAATGACATGAAGTTACCTATCGGTAATATTCTAGATGTCTTAACTGCTGAACCTACAAAAGCATAATTAGGCACAGTATTTTTAACAATATCTGCCGCCTCTTCTTTTAAACTTCTTAATACATCATCAGGTATGTCATCTATATTTTTTATTCTACCTGTTCTTAATGCAGCTCTTTTTAATCTATCTAATTCTACAACATAGTTTGTAATTTTCCATGTATCGTCCTCTGCAACATATTTACCTTGTAAGAACGACCCTAATTTTTTTAACTTTCTTACAAAAGGTTTTAATATTGCATCAGTTGCAGCAACATTTGATCCAGCTCCTGCGTCTCTTAATAAATTAATAAGATCTCCTATTTGGACTTGTGTGTTTACAACACCCAACTCTAACAGTTCTCTATAAGCAGCTTGTGCCTTTGCATTGTTAGGACCTAATTTTAATAGTGCAGAGGTATCTATACCTTTGGCAAAAGCCTCTGCTAAAAGTTTTGGTCTGAATAGACCTTCGAATAAAATACCATTTGCACCAGCAAATGCACCAGCACTAAAAAAATTACGTAGGTGTGTAGGTATTGATAAAACTGTTTTTGCTAATTGTGATATCGCTTTTGGAAAAATTAATAAGTTTCTATAAAACCATGTTACAGATTTTTCTGCAGCATTAGCTCCTTCTCGACCTCTAACAATAGCAGTTAAACCTGTCCCAACATCATTTGCATTTTGTATACCTTTTGCAATATCTTCTGTTGTAAACTTTCCAGATAAACTACTGTAACTATCTTTTGCTCCTGGAATCTTTGATAATATTTCATCTTGAACTTTTACAATTTTAATACCTGTAACAGGCGCATTAACTGCAACTTTAGCCGCCTCTTCAGAGTCCCAGAAAAAACCTCTTTTACCTTGTTTTTGAACTTTTGCATTTTGTTTTGCAATATCATCAAGGTAAGCTGTGGTTCTAGCAACAGCTGATAAATTAGTAACTGCGTTAAACAGTGAATATCTTGGGTCTTCTATTTCACCAAATAATTGTCTAAATACTTTACTACCTTTACCTGGTAAAATTTTGTCAGTTAAAACATTTTTTTCAAAACTTTTTGTTTTAGCTCCCATCATAGTAGAATTACTGTAAGTTATATCTGGCAGTGGTCCAGGTTTCTTTTTTATTTGAGCCTGATTAATAATATCATCAACTATAAATTTAGCTTCGTTAAAAAATTTATCACCAGTAGGAACAAACTGACCGGCTTCTGTTTTTTCTAATTTTACAGGATCTTTACTTGTTTTGTTTAAATATCTTCTAAATAAATTTATAGCGTTAACGTATGCCTCATCAGTAAAAGGTTGTGTTTGCATTAATTTAGCAAGACCAGATTTAGTTTGAAATATTTTGTAAGTGTTACCAATCCAACCTTGAATTTTATTTTTCATGATTTCTTTAATTTCTTTTGAGCCACTTGAAACTATTTTTTTATTGGCAACAGACTGTTCTAGTATGTCAATTAATTTAACAACTTCTGCTCTACCGTCATCTAAACTAGATATAATTTTGCCAATAGACTCTTCAGGAACTTTTTTATCTTTTAATAATTTTATTAATTTATCACTTGCATCAGCATTAACTGGCTTTCTCAAGTCACCCTCAAACAAAACATCGTTTAATTGTTTGTAAAATTGTTGTTGTTCTACATTAGTGGTTGTATCAAAAAATTTAGATGTGTTAGGAAATATCTTATCAGCCTCTCTTGTTATATTATCAGTTATTTCTTTAATTCGTAGTGTATCGCTGGCCTTTAAAGCTTCTTTTGACATCTGTGCTTTAAAAACTGCTTCAGGTTGATCTCCTGCTGGAGATAAAGGACCAACGATATATTTATCTATCCATCTTGTTACAGCACTGTTAGCGTATGCATCATCCTCTCCTCTTTTAGCTAACGCTTTTACAGTTTTACCTGCACCATAAACAAAAGGTGTAATAAATAAAGACTCTGATCCAAACTTAACTCTGTTCATTAGTTTTCGAAGAGCATCTTCTCTACCTGTTTCTACATCTCTATCTAAAGCTGTAGGCGCGTTAAAGAAATCACCAAAAGTTCCTATATCTTCTATATCGGCAACAAATGTTTCTCCTGTAGCACCACCTGCTACACCCGCTGCAAATCTTTTTATGCCAGCTCTATCGTTTAATTTTTTTGCTTGAAGAGATGCTTTGTAAACATTTGCTCCTTTAAAGTTAGCATATGCACCAGCCTTCTTTGCTTTGAGCGCTTTGTCAGCTAATTTAGTTCCTATTCTAAAACCAGCACCACCAGGTATACCTATAGTCACTAAAGTTTCCGTAAGTTTACCAGCTAGTCTACTTTCAGCTGCCTCATCAAATGGATTAATCTTATCAAAAAATTTTTCTACATCTGCTGCCGTATTAGAATCTGCTCCAAGATCCACGAGCTCTGCACCTAGAGATACCACACCTTCAACTGTTTTGATTAATCCTGAAGCTATACCAGCACCTATGGCTGCAAATAAACTAGTTTCGTTGTTCTTTTCTGCTTCTGAAAGAGGGACAAATTTTGCCATTTATCCTCCTATATATCTACGTCGTCTTCAACGGCAAATCTTTTTTCTAGTTCTTTTCTTTTTTCTTCTCTAATTTTAGCAAGGTCTTCACCAACTCTTTCTGCATAAGTCTTTTCTGTAGTTTTTTCTTCTTCTGGCAAAGTATCACCCTCTATGTCTAATGTAGACACTGGAACTAAATCTCTACCCTCTTCTGTATCAACTAATTTATAAGTTTGTTTGTCTAATAAGTTATAGTAAAATTTACCTACGTTGGCTTTGTTTGCTTTAACAAATTGTTTTCTTGCTTCAATACTATTGACATCGAAGTCTAACGGAGTTCCCAAACGTTCTGCTCCATAACTAGTAGCTAATTCTTTTTCTGTCTCTAGTTCATATTGAGCTCTTGCTTCAGCTAAAGTAAAATCATTATCATAAGTTGGTAAGTATGCTTTAATTAAAGCTTCTTTTTGTCTATCTTCTTTTTTACCCATAGCTATATCTTTTTCAGCAGCTAATTGTTTATCTAATAATCTTTCTTTAAAAGCTCTGTCACCAGCTATCTCTCTTTGTCTTGCTTGTGTATCTTGAAATCTTTGGAAAGGATTTCTAAAAGCTTGAGCAGCCGTTGCTAAAGTTCCACCTTGTGGTGGTCTTGAAAGAAGATCTAAACCTCCAGATATTAAAAGATCAGATATGCCTGGTGTTGCTAAAGCTCTTTGAAAAAAATTATCTTTCTCTGAACCTACAGGAGCGTTCACTGGTTCTTGATACCTGTTACGCATGCCATCCATAATACCCATGTTTTCGACGTCTCCGCCCATTCTGAACATAGGTCTTTTTAAAATTCTACTTCTCATATTATAAGTTTACGTTAATTTTTCCAGGATTTGTTACTGCTCCGTAGATACCCGCTAATGTTGAACCTACACCAAGAGCTGTTTGTAATGGTGTTGGGTTAGGGACCGATTGAACAGTAGTTGAACCAGGGTAACCACTAATTAATTGCGCTATACCAGATCCAAATCTATTTAATCTATCAATAGGTTCAAATGCTTCTAATCTTCTACCCTCTCTAGCTGCGTCTGCTTCCGCTTGCGCTTGGGTTTGTTGGATGGCGCCCAAACGACCCAACTGTGAAACATCTGCTCTTTGTAGACTAGGAAGTTGTGAAGCTAGTCCTGATTGAAATTCTCCTAAACCTAATCTAGATCTTGATAGGGCTTGTCTATTTGCTAAATCTTGTTGTCTTCTACCCACGGCATCATCAAAACCTTGTTGTAATAATCCTGCTTGTAACAGTGCTCTTTCTCTAGCTTGACCTGTGCCAAGCTCTGCAAGTTGAACTCCTGCTCTGCCTGCACCAAGAACACCTAATTGTGCTTGTCGATCTCTTATACCTTGCTGTTGTATCTGTGCTTGTCTATCAAACTCTGAAAGAGTTGCATCAATAACTTGCGATTGATATGGAGACATGAAATCTTGAATAGATCCTGTGCCTGTTCCTGCACCAGATCCTAACATAGCCTCTGCACCAGCTATACCTGTAGCTGCTTGACCTGCTTGCTGTTGTGCTGCAGTTACAAAAGGTTGAAATGAGCCTACACCTTGTTGTGCTAAACTTATGGCTTGCGTTTGTAATGGGTCTTGCGCTGCAACTGTAGGTGCAAATTGTGAAGTATCTAGAGGTTGAGCCGTTGATGCTGTTAGCTGTTTACCGTAATCTACTGCTAGATCTTCTATAAATTTTGGTGGTAATACTCGTGATTCTGTAATTGCCATTATGCTACCTTATTTTCCAGTTGTTTCATTGTTTTATACATCAGATCTGCTCCCTTATCAACACTTCCTCCACCTGCCGCTCTCACTGCATCAGCTGTAAAAACGAACTCATTCTTGGATAATCTAGCAGGAACATCGTCTGCTTTCTCTTCTTTGCCTATAGGCACAAAACCACCACCTCTTAAATCCATCTCATTACCACCTAGATCCATCATGCCACCTTCGGCAGCTGTAGCTCTTTCAATGCCTTGTTTTTTACCTTTTGTAAAATATTCAATAAGTATTTCTTGTTCACTATCATTTAATTGATTATATGGTCTACCAAATAAATCTATAGACAGTTGGTTTAATTCACCAAATGTTGATGGCATAGATGCTGTCTCCATAGGTGCATCTTCAATATCCCCACCATCTGCTGCCATGGTTCTTACTTCTCCTAAAAATGGATATTTAGTTCTTAAACCACTAATGTCTCCTGATGCATATGCATCTTGAACTTCTTTTCTAATCTCTGCAACATTAATACCTGTTTTATCAGCTATTAATTTAGATAATTCTTCTTCCTCTTGTTTTGGTGTCATTAATGCTGAAGCCCCTGATAAAGCTGCAATTGTTAATCCTGCACCACCACCTGGAAATTTACTAATACCTTTACTACCTAGTTTACCTACCTCTGTAAAAAAACTACGTGTAGGTGTTGTATAATCCATGACACTTGGAAATAAACCTTGAGCAAAACCTGCTCCTTTTATACCTGCAAGTTTACCACCAAACATTGTACTACCTTTAGCAAAAGGCCCAAGTCCTCCTGCATAGGCGCCTAAACCTATTGCTATCGCAGCTTTACCTATATCTGATTTAGCAACTTTCTTAACAGCTCTTCCTACTTTTTTAACTAACTTACCCAAACCATATTCTTGTCTAACTTCACCGCCTTTGGCTAATCTATACTTTTCAGAAATCTCAAATGGATTAGGATTCCTTGCTCGCGTAGCTGCAAGAAACTCTGAAAGACCACTTCTGTCTGACTCTTCATTTGATTGCGTTCTTGGAATTACAGGTAATGGAATTTTAACTAAATCGTCATCTCCACCATCTCCACCTGAAGGTCCTTTTGGTCCAGTTTTCATACCTGTTGTTTCTTTGTATTGTGTTCTTAAACTGTCAGGCAACGTGCCAAAAAATTGTTGACCACCTTGAATAGCATTCATTAAATCTTTTTGTTTTTCTTGTTCTTTTGATAATAGTTGATCTACAGTTAGTCCAATTTCTGGTCCAAAAAAAAGAGTTGATAAAATACTTGCTGTTCTTCTTCCACCAGTAGTCACCGGTTTACCATATGGATCTTTTGTAATGTATTGTCCAGATCCTCCATCACCTGGTTGTGGAGGTCCTTTTGGTCCTCTAGTTATAGTAGAAAAATTTCCGCCGCCATCTCCGTTTCCTCCGCCACCACCGCCGGATGGTCCGCTTGGTCCAAAAGCTGCTTCACTTAAACTTTCAGCAACAGATCCTTTGCCTGATCCAAAGTCAACAAAACTTGGAATACCCATAGGTGTCATGATACCAGAGCCTCCAGCAGCTCTTAACATGTCAGCTTCTTTTGGGTTTATATATGCAAGAAACTCACCTTTAGGTGCCATTCTTTTAGCATCATCTAATGATACTCCACCTTCTGCTAATAATTGTCTTGCTATTTGTGATCTAGTTATTGCCATTTTTCCACACTACTTGGTTTTAGGGAACAAATCAAGCGCAGGCATAATTACTTTTACGTCCCTTCTAATATCCTCTTCTAACACACCTTTTGACTTCCACTCGTCCTCTGTTTTATATATCTCTCCTGTTTTCTTGTGAGATATTGTTGTTATTATCTCTTTTGGTTTTATCTCTAACATTATGATGTCACCTCTCTTGGCTGTATTTGTAGTATTGAAGCTATAACGTGCAGCTCATTCGCGTCAGAGGCTTGTACTTTTAATACCTCACTTTCTTGCATAACAAGAGGTTGAGTTAAAAGTTCCACTGTTGTGTTAGTATCCACCGCCTTTGTTTTAAACAAACTAAATATGTTAGAGCTAGCATCAACTAGAGTCACCGTTATATTACAGCTAGATCCAGCATCGTTAGAGACTAATATTGATTTTACCACAGATACGTTGGCCGAGGGCACTGTGTATAAAGTGGTTAGATCAGTGGTTGTTAAATCCGTTTTTGCATTTATAAAACTATTTGCCATTAATTTAAAAAGAAGTTTTCAGCTTCCACCTCATCTTTTAAGTCTTGTTGATACGTAGTATTTAATTTATTAATGATACCATCAATATCTCTAGCTTGTGACTCTGATATTGTATAATCATATTCTACACTAGGTCTTGTAAATGTTTGCACTATCTTCGCCATTATCTTCTACCATCCGGTTGTATGTCTAATCTAAACGTTCCAATTTTCCAGTCTTGACCAGTGCCTGTATTTTCTACTTTTAAAGCCACTGCTCTTCCTCTAGCTCTAGTGTCAACCTTTGTTGTTGACGATGTGATAGTAAAAGGTCCTAAAGAAGAACTAGCTGCAGTATCGTTAGAATAGTTTTTTAAATTTAATGTAACTTGTGTATTACCTGTTTGAGATACAAAGTCTGGTATAAATCTTCTGACCTTCATTAAAAACTCTCCATCTCCTCTAAAAGTTGGTGTTCCTGACACCTGTCCTCTTTGAAGTTGTTGAGTAATATCAAAGTCTCCTGATAATATATTAGCTGTAATTGCAGTTATTGTTCCGTTCTTGTTTTGATCAGTCCCTGTTTCGTGTTCATAGTAAGCTGTTCTTCCCTCTGTATTACCTACAACATCAAAAGAGGTATCTGTATCTGCATCATACTCTAGAGCATGAGGTAAACCAAACACGGCTGAATCTTTCCACATAGTTCTATCTAACGTGCCAATAGTCCATACAGGTCTTTGTGGCGATGAATCAAAATAATTATAACAAACCATTTTATTTACAACAGAGGATGTTGCTGACGGATAAAACCACATAATCTCACCAAACAAATTATTAAGCCCCGCAGATATCATCTGATTACCAGATGATATATTGATATCATCAAATACAAAATCTTCTACTAAACATGGGAGTGATTCTAATTTACCAGCGTATCTAAAGAATCCATTTTCAGATAACCAGTATGCTGCACCATCTACCTCTACAACAGCATTTTGTCCCGCAAGTCCACAGTTTGTACCAGCTTGTGTAAATGCAAAAGTAAACGGTTGACCAACAAAACGCATTAAGAACAATGCGGTATCAGTATAAACATAGATTGCATCTCTACCTCTAATGGCTCCTCTGATCTGTGATCCGTCGGCCAGTCTCTGTGTACCGGCTGTATTGGTTGCTGTAGGTGTATAAGTATTAATATCTTCTTGGTCCGAGAATCTAATAAACATATCGTCTTGTGTAGATTTATTACCAATAGTTGTTTCTGTTCCAAAAAATACCAAGTGTCTATCCGGTGTTGATACTACCATGTGTCTTGAAGCTGTAGGAGCTCCAGATATAATCGTGCATCGTGTGTCAGTGGCATTTGATAAAGATGAGTCCCACTCAAAAACCTCACCATCATGAATTAAACAAATAGCTTTATCACCAAAATTATCTAGTGACCACATACCAGGTTCTAATACTAAATCTCCAGATGCGGCCTCACCCCAAGCTACGAAGTCAGTTGTATTTGTTACAGTCGCCCCGTCGCTGTGCGCGGCTCTCGTTGTGCCTCTTACAGCTCTGGTAATCCCTGTTAAAGTTGTGCCACTTGTGACACCAGTGTAAGATATTTCTTCTGTTCCTACTTTTATAAAATTTGTTCCTGAACTTGGAAACTGTGATGCATCGGCTAAAACAATGCTAGTGCCTGACCCTCCAGTTCCAAAAGCATTATCGCCTAAAGCTCCGTTAAGTGTAGTAGTTACAGCGTTGGTAGCTTCACCACCCCAAGAACCTAAACCCCAACCAAAACCTTTTTCTTGAACTGCAGATCCAACGGGAAAGTAGTGTTGTACTCTAATACCTCCAGATGTCGTGGCTCCAGAACCAGACTCGTTTGATGGCATTGTAATAGTAATTGTCTCTGTTGTAGGCACAGAAGTAACCATAAATTTTTTATCATCAAAATCAGATGCACTAAAATTAGATCCGGTAATGGTCGTAAAATTATCTAAAAGAATAATATCCTGTGGGTTAATACCATGAGCTGTAGCAAAAGTTATTGTTACGGTCGGTGATCCGTTGGTCGTGCTAAATGCATTGGTAAGCGTTGTAGTGGATTTAATTGGGTGTATGTCATAGAACACACCACCTGAAAAAGCATATAATATCCTGTTTGTGCCTATGATTGCGTATCTTCGACCTAAACTATTAACAAAGTGGTGTAAACCTCTACCAGCTCCTGTTAATTCATTTTCATTTTCGTTACCTAGTTGGTTCCAGCCACCAATTTTTTCTGGAACACCATATCTAAAACGAACATTATCACAGTCTATCCACTGCCCCTCGGCCGCTGTGGCTGTGATCTGTTTGTTAATACCCGGTTGAAAGCCTATCTTCTGTAGCATAGATTACAAAATATAGCACAAAGCTATATATTTCAATGTTTAAATATACAATTAACCACTACCCTAAATCTACAATTTAAGGGAGGACTAGCGGCATGTAAGGTATTTGAATCAAATACAACAGCTCGTCCTTTTTTGGGTCTGACTCTTTTTATCACTTTTCTGTGGTTATCAAAGAATAAAGTATCTCCATCTGAATCATTTACATAATATAGGACGCTTGTATAAATATTACCAGGATAGTCAGAATGCAATGACCCATGGGTTTCTTCATTTGCACCTATTATCTGAACATTTAAATTAGCTTTTACTCTAAAAAAACTTTTAATTTTAATAGCCTTATTAGACTTATACATTTTCTCAAGTCGTGGCCAGTGCATAGAATTTCCTTTTTCCTCAACGTAAAAAGTATGGCAAAATTGATGATAATCTTTTTCAAAAGGTAAACCTGAATTTACTTTAATTCCTGAAGTATAGTTGTCTGGAATGTAATTTGCAGTGTGAGCAAGAAACCAAGGAAATTGATTGTTAAGATCTATACAAAGAGTTTCTTCAAGAAAGTCTTGATCTTCTTTTTTAAAAAAATTGTCTATTACTTTAATCATAATTAGCTGCTACAGATACTCTTTCTACATTTTTACTTTTAAAAGGATATACCCAATGTGATACAAAAGATGGAAAAATAAACATGTCTCCCTCTTTTGGCATTGGTGCCCACATGGTGTTTAAATCTCTTGGTTGATGCTCTCCATAAATAAATGCTAGAGAACCAGGAGATTCACTAGTTCCTTTAAACCTATCAGCCTCCTCTTGTAATTGTTTAGGAACTTTTAAAAAAAGAACAGAAGAAAATCTACATCCAGTGTGTATATGTGGAGGATTAAAATCTCCTGCTTTCATATAGTTAACCCAAACTACTTGAGTATTTATAGAGGGTAATTCTTTATTATAGAAATCTTTATATAACTTTTTATAAAGTTCTAATTTATCTAAAATAATTTTTTCATACTCTGTAGTATTTATTCGATATTCCGTTTCAAAATGACCTGCTAATTTTCTATGATGTGAAACTTTTTTATTACAAATTTTTTTTAAATTTGTAATTTGTTCTTTTGTAATTTTCGTTGCCATAATAAGAGGGCCAAAATATGGAAAGAAAAAATTATTTATATTTGAGTTCATCTTTATAAAGGGGATAGTCGTGGTGAAACTACCCCCATTCTTCCTATATCATTTTCTAAACCACCCAGGAAGTCCTAAATGTAGTCGTCCATCGAACATATTCTTTTCAGCTTTCTTGGAAACTTTGTTGTAGTGTAAAAAGACTTGAGCACAGTCTTGACCTTTGAATGCTTCTCTCCAATGCTCTAACTCACATCCAGAATAAATAAGCATGTCTCCTGGTTTTAAATCTATCTTGACTCCTTTTAATCCTTTTTTGCCTGATGGCTCTAAATATATTGGCCAAGAATCTCCACCTAAATTAAGTGTAGTAGATATCTCACAACTAAATCTATCTTTGTGTCTTTCAAGAACATCACCTTTTTTATAAATTCTTGCATAAGAGTAAGTAGGCGTTAATTTTAAACCTGTGTGTTTTTCCATAGCAGGCTGAACTTTTAATAACAAAGTCTCCATGGCTATATCGGCGTAGTGTGAATATGTATTTGGAACTTGATTGTCATTCCATCTACCCCAATCTTCTTCATGCTTTGATATGTAGTTGTATTTAAATAAAGTGTCAGCAACTTGTCTTTTCATCAAAAAATAATTGTAGACAAATCCAGCTAAATCAGAAGACACAGCTTTCTTTAAAACAGTGTATTTGTTTTTTTTAAAACTCATTATCTATATGGTTTTCCTAAATTCCAAATTACTAAACTATATCTAACACCTTTAGTTATTGGTTTAACTCTATGCCAAACAAAAGATGGAAAAACAACTATACTACCTTTAGGTAGTATCTCCGTGCATAATTTAGTATTCCTAGCACGTTCAGGATCTTGATTTCTTAAATCAAATTCTAACTCTCCTCCTTGATATTTTTTTGGATCAGTTAAACTCACTGTCACAGATAGTTTTCTTATCAAACCATTTTCTGGTCCTTCTTTTTTGTAAGGCTTGTCCCAACTGTCTTGATGCCAGTCATAGTATTGACCTTCTTTGTATATGGTAAACTGACAAGATTCAGATCTATCCCAATCAAAATTCCAACCAGCTTGCTGATTAGCCTCTCTAATAAAGGGGTGTATTTCTTTGTATATCCATCTATCGTCTAACCAAACAATATTAGAATCTCTTTTCTTTTTTAAATTAAAAAGTTCTCTTTCATTTAAAGGGTTCTTTTTTATATCTCTATATTTATTTTTTTCTTCTGCTCCTGTGATAGCAATCCCTTCTTTCTGTTCTTTGCCGTGTCTTATTATTAAATCACATATTTTAGATGGAAGCGCAGATTTAAAATAATAGTAATAATTATTTAAATTCATATGTTGTAGTTAAAAATATGTTACGCTTTCTAGACAAGTTAGGTGTTATAAAATATTTTAACGAGCTTGGAAACATAACAAAGAAATTGCTTTTCATTTGAACAAACCACTTCCTGCCCGCTCTACGATTATTATCAAATTCAATAACCATTTGACAAGATTCTGGTTGAACATCTATTCCATACACAAAAGTATAATCAGGAGAGTGCCTTAAATCTAAAGGGTCCACAGTATTTCTTAAAAAAGATTGTTCTTTAGGTGCGTAAACATTTCCCCAATTTTTTACAGGAATTAAATGTTTTCCATAGTCTATTTTATGGTGATCTTTAAAATGATCCTGTAACCAAGATAATTCTTTTGAGTATTCTACTACATAATCAAGATAAGAGTAATTTCTGTCATCATCACTCATTCTTTTTTTATCTATAAAAGACTCTAATATATTACCTTTTATTTCTGCTCTTTTGATTTCAAAATGTTTTGGAGTTTTAATTTCGCCGTAATAATAATCTATTTCTGATAGCACCACTTTTTTCATAATTTATACTGAATTTATATCAATTAAATCCCATGTTTGTCCAGCTTCATTCCACTGATATTCCCAAAAATTACCTGTTGCTGCCTCTGCAGATGCAAGATTTTCTGCTTCTTGTTCAGCCGTTAGGCTAGGTTTTGCAACTGGGGGATCCCAAGCCGCTGTTGATAAATTTAAAGTCCAACTATCATAAGGTTTTGGCGGTATAAAAATGTCGTTTGTTTCGTCATAATTCCAACCAACACCAGGGTAGTTTCCTCTAAAAGGTGTTCCACCTAATTTATGTGTATTTCTAAAAGTATTATAAGAGCACTTTTTCCAAAGCGGATAGAAGTGTACTTTTTCTAGGTATCTTCTACCTCTTTCCTCTTCTTCAACACCCTCATCGCTAGAGGTTTTAACATCATCTACGACATGTACTCCTAGTACTCTGTTATCTTCATCTAATTTTGCAAAATGTGCCATATTCTATAAATCCTTATTGAAACTTATATCTTATTACTACAATTCCTGATCCACCAGTATGGCCTGATCCTGCACCACCACCGGTATTAGCTTGCCCTGCAGACCCTGAAGGTCCAGTACCACCACCGCCGGAACCGCCGCCACCTGGGCCACCAGTTCCACCAGCACCAGGATTTGCGATTGAATATCCTCCACCGCCACCACCGCCAGCTCGTGTTACGGGTGATCCTGTAATTGATGTTGAAACTCCCGGACCACCAGGCCCACCAGCATTACCTTGTCTAGCGTTTCCAGCACCTCCGGCTCCTCCGCCGCCAGCTGCCGATCCAGTGTTTCCACCAGGGGGCTCTCTTCCTTGTGCGCCAGGTTGTCCTTGAGGTGGACTTGTTGGAGGTTGATTTCCATTACTTCCAGGAGCAAATTGATTTTCACCGCCGCCACCACCAGAACCACCGTCTCCGTTTGGACCCATTCCACCACCAGCGGATGTTATTGTACTAAAAATTGAAGGCTCGCCTTGTGAGCCTGGTTGATTTGTTCCACCAGCGCCTACTTGTATTGGATAACTACCAGCTGCTAAAGTTATAGCACCTGCTCCTTCTAAAGGAGATTGAGTATATGAATCATTAGCTGCTTCGTCTTCTCTAAAGCCGCCGCCACCTCCGCCGCCGTTTTGTCCAGCTGCATTGGTTCCGCCACCACCACCAACTACCATATAACTAGCTAAATTGTTTGGTTGAGGAGCTGGTCCACCAAAACCTGCTATTGCAACGTTAAATGTGCCGTCTCCAGTAAATGTGTGAATTTTATAATCTCCAGAAGTGGTTTCTGTTCCACCTGTAGCTACTACGAACTCTGACGTTGCAGTTCCGCCTCCAAAGCCTAAAACTTTATATCCAAATCCAGTTGCCATTATTCTCCTTATGCGTCGTTAGCAGCATCTGTAGTGAAGAATAATTTGATTCCCAATAGTTTTGCATCAGCTGTTAACGAATCTTCAGACACGTCTCTAGAGATTTGGAAGAATACTTCCTCATCTGTGCTAGGTGAGCCTGCAATAGTTACTGCTCCACTTTCTGCTGTCACGTCTAAATCGTTTGCCGTACCGCTGTGAGCTTTTGCTGTTGGTGCAACTGCTGTTCCAAACGCTACGTTTATCGTATCGTTGTCAGCACATGCAACACCTTGTAAGTCCCAAGATACAGTACCTGTATTCGTCGAGTCCGCTGTAAAGTAAGCTTGAAAAGTTACTGTGCCTTCATTCCATGATTTTGGAAATGCAACAGCAAACTGTGCAAACTCGTCTGAATCTTTATCAAAGTCTAAAGTTTTAATTTCTGGACCATTAGATAACTCTACTTGTGCTATAGCTGCACATCCGTTTGTAGTGTTTGGGTACATTGAAGAAGCAGGAACCCAAATAGATTCTTTGCCTGCAACTTTTATTGCAGCGCCACCAACTTGAGCTACACCGTTTCCGTTTGGTGCAATATTAATGTTTCCATCTGCTCCGTCTGTTATTGTAATTGTTCCAGAGTTTGTACCTGAATTAGTGTCTAAAACTAGATTGTGTGCACCGCTAGAAGTTATTGTAGCGTCTGCAGATCCTGTTCCAACTACGATCTCACCAGATCCTTTTGGTGCTATCGCTAAATCTATGTTTGAATCGCCACCGTTAGCAGCAATTAATGGATCGTTTCCAGTTGCAGCGTTTGTAACTTTAATTTCATTAACTGCAGATGACGTTGTTCCAAAAACAACAGACTCGTTGCCATTTGCGTCAGCTATGAAGCCACCGTCTGCAAATTTTGGAGCTGTTAAAGTTTTGTTTGTTAAAGTGTCTGTTGAAGAAGCAGTAATAAATCCACAATCGTCAATGTCTGGATTAGTGCCATCGTTGGCTGTAGCGTAAACTAACTTCACTGCGCCTGGTGTTACAGTTACACTATCTCCAGATCCTGTAACGTATTTAAATACTACGTTTTGAGATCCAGATGTTGAATTTTTTAAAATATAAAATTGTTGAACGTCTATCGGAATAGTAACATTTCTAGACGCAGAAATAGTTCCAGTAAATTCTATAATTCTGTGTGCAAGAGTTGCACCTGTTCCACCGTCTGTTACTGATAAAGTTGTATCTCCAGAATCAGATACTGCTTGTGTGGTAAAACCACCTGAAATTTGTTCTACAATACTTAAGTTAGTATTTGTTTTTGTTCCCCATGTTCCGGCATTTTCACCAGTTGCCTGTAGTTCTATACCGAGTGGTGAGTATGTTGAAGCCATATTTTTTCTCCTATTTAGCTTAAGCTACGTTTGTATAACTTGTATTAGAACCTGTGTCAATAGCTTGATACGCTTGAATTCCAAATCCTGTTGCAGTTCCAAAAGCGGCTACAGAGGCTGTTGATGAAACCCCAGTTAATCCCATAACATCCGCTGGAGCTAAAGTTCCAACTGCAGAGGTAGCTGCAACTCCTGTTAATCCTATAACATCAGAAACAGGTAAAGATCCAACAGAAACAGTAGCTTGTTGTCCTGTTACAGCTATAATTGGACTTGATCCAACTGTTATAGATCCTACTCCAGATGTAGATGATAATCCACTTATTCCTACGACATCGGCAGGTGATAAAGTTCCAACTGCTGAAGTTAACGCTTGACCACCTAGTCCTACTATTTCTTGTGTAGGATCTATTGATCCAACAGATGTAGTCGCAGAAACTCCAGTTAATGAAAACTCTGCATTAATAACTAAACTTGTTGATCCAAGGTTAGAAGTTAAAGATTGACCAGTTAAACCTACAACGTCTGCAGGGTTAAGTGTAAACATTCCCCAACCATTGTCACCATAAGACGCGTTACTCCAACCACTAGGACCAGAGTTTGATGTCATTGCATCAGGTGCAGTTAACTCTACTGTAAAACTTGACTCTCCCCAAGACTCTGCGTTCCAAGTATCTCTACCCCAACCTTGTTCAGGGAAAGTTATTAAATCTCCAAGTGATACAGTTGCTGATACTCCAGTTAAGAAAACGGTAGGGTCTTTCATTTCGCCCCACTCACCATCATTCCAAGCTTGTGCACCCCAACCAGTTGTAAAAGCTTCGCTTATTCCCCAAAGATTTGCACCCCAGGTTCCTGCTCCCCAAAAATCAGCGTTAGGTGTATTCGCTTGGCCACCCATTCCAGAGTGATTAGAACAATAATAATATAAAGTTGGTGCGTCGGTTGCTACAGTAATTTGAGTGTAGGCTCCTGAAGAACCTGGAGTTCCGTTAGTCGTAACTCCGGTAGTGTATTCAGAACCACCACCATGTGTTCCATCAGATGTTGTAGAAAATCTTAACGGGTGAGTGCCATTTGAAGAATCGGATTGATCAAACCTAAAAGTTGCGCCCTCGACTAATTCTAAAGTAGCTTGTTGTACACCATCAATAAAATATTTATTACCGGAGCCGGTAGAGACTACCGTTACTGTAAAAGTTCGAGTAACGGACATCCGTTTCTCCCCCTTACGCTATTCTAATGATCGCGTTTGTAGCGTCTGCTGTAGGAAATTGAATTGTGAAAGTTCCAGATGTTACTGTTTTATCTCCACCAAATGCAACTACTACACAAGCAGGATCGCCTGATTCTGAATCATTGTAAATTAATGCACCGTTAGCTGTGAATGATGCGTCAGTGTAAGAAACATCAGCAAAGTCACAAACCGCAGTTGTGCTCGATGCCACTGGAGTCACGCTTGTTAACGTAGCACCACCAGAGGTGTAAGCAGTTCCAGAAGTGTTAGTAATTTCGTTTGAAGATGAAAAAGCTGTTGTGCCTGCTCCTAAAGTTGCTGAACTAGTGTATAAAGCAATCTTAAAAGTGTCGCCTGTTGTTGCTGTGAAATCGTGAACTCCTTTTAAAAGTTCTACTTTGAAACTTGTACAAACTGCCGATGTTATTGCCATTTTTTATCTCCTATGGGTTTGCTGAATTTATTGGTATTCTGACTGCTCCATCTGTGTAGTCATCTCTTCTTCGTCTACCAACTTGTTCGTTTGCAAACTTCTGTACTTCTTCTTTATACTTTTGCTCGTATAATGTCAACATATCTGTTGGACCTTTTAAGAAGCTATAAGTCTCTGCTAAACAACAATATAATAGGCCATTTGGGAAGTTTAGACTGATGTAGTTCGTGTCGTTATTCTCTAAAAGGGCTGGCGCCGCATTATAATGCACTCTAAATTTATAGGTAGTATCTGGTACAGGGGCAAACATCATTCTACCAGATGTCGTGTCTGACTCTCCCGTGCCACCACCAAACATGGCATAATATTTAGGTTTTCCTCTAGAAGATGACTCTGTGGATGAAACATATTCTTGAAGATAAGTAATGTCTTTTTTCTCTAACCAAGTGTTGGCACCTGTTATATCACTAGTGGAATCATACACCTGTATACCTCTAATGAAAACTGCTCCTGCTGGAGCGTTAATAGTTTCTTGACCTGTAACTAAATTACCTGATTGTTGTTTTCTATCTGCATCAATAGGTACATCTCTAAAAATTCTATACTGTGCATTTAAAATAATATTTTCTAATACAGAGTCAGATAACACATTAGAATCAACTTCTGTGTAACTTCTTATTTGTGTTTTTAATCCTGATGCACTTAATCCTGCCATTATGCTGATAACGTGACTGGTCCAACAGAACAGCCATCGCCTCCTCCTTTTACTCCCCCTTTTGTAGCAGTATCTGTATCAACTGTAAAATGAAAAAAATTAGCGGTTGAGTAATCGCTAGTATTTCTAGCGTCATTCACGTATAGCCCAGTTGTAATTGTGTATCCTGCAGCTTTGGCTATGTTAGCTCCAGTTATGCCATCAAAACTTGTTGGGTCTGCAAACTGAAAAGAACCACCCGACGCCGTGATTGCTAAAGGTGCTCCTCTAAATCTTTGAGTGCTGCCATTTGTAATTCCATGTCCTGGAGCAGTTACGTTTATAATTCTAGAACCTGCTGCATATGTTTCAAACGCATCAGTGGGCAATAAATACGGGACAGCATTTTCTGTTCTTGCAGGTCTTACATTACGCAAAGATATTGCATCACCATTCATAGGTTTTGGTTCTAACTGTGGTTGCTTTGGTTCAAACTCTGATATATGAACAAAAGATCCATTCCATTCTCTAACCATTTCATTGTATGGAAACTCTACACCAGATCTATCGGATATTGCTTTTGCGTATTTACCTGTTGCAAATTTTGCCATTATTGACTTGGGTAGTAAGCTTTAGGTGTAATGTATGTACTTGAAGCTGACCCATCCTCCGCTAGTGCTCTTGCTAATTCATCCTCGTAAACTAATTTCATAGCTTGAATTAATTCTGGTTTATATTTTTGCGCTAAATAATATGCCAGTCCTGACACCATGCAAGGGACAAATCTAAAAGGAACATCTGTTGCGTTTGTGTAATCACCAATATCTTGTATTCTTTTTATAAAATAAAAGTGCATATCTTTCGATGCATTTGTAGAATCAGGTGTCGGATAAATATGTATTCTAACTTTGTCTATAAATCTTTCTACCCAATATTGATTGGGTGTTCCTTGAGATAATTTATTTGAAAATGCTGCGTAAGTAGATCTGTCTACCTTTGTCATTGGAGAATCTGATTGAGTTGTTTGTGTTCTGTTAGATCTTAATTGTGCTTCTAGCACGTCAGATAGTCCGTAAATGCCGTTTGTTGGGGTTGTTGTTGCGCTAGTTCCATCACTACTAGCTCTAAAAAAATCATAGTCAGATTGACCTTGAATTAAGTCAAGATTAGTTTCATCTATTTCCCAATAGTGAATACCTCTGTTTCCCCACTCTTGAAACAAGATATTGAGAGATCTTCTTGCTGATTTTAATTGATAACCAGCTACGTTCTGTAATCCAATACGTTCAAAAGACTCCTCTACTATTTCATCAATAGAAAAAGTTTTGTCGAACGTTGTTGTTCCAGAGGTAGTGTTTGCCATTCAACCTCCTATGCGTCTAGGTATACCGTCAACCCTGTGATATCACCTTGGTCCATTGGAAGATAAGCACCTGCACTAAATAGAACTCCATCATCAGGAATGTAAGGATCTAAATCTCCTGCGTCCGCAGGTATAGTCATTACAGTGTCTCCTGTGCTTGAAGTAGTTTTAAATAAAAAATTATCTGCAGATGAAATAACACCATGCATACCTTTTATTCTAGTTCTTCCAGTCCATAATACAGCGTGCATCCCATCTGAAGTCACCCCTGCAGTTATATCTACAGATGCTGCCCCATTTCCAGTTATGCTTGTCACTGTGTTATAAAATTTAGTAGAAGTTACAGTTGCTCCTCCAGCTCCACCTACTACATCTTCAGTTTGAGAAGCTCCCATTCCATCTGTACCTACTATTGTGTAAGTAACATCAGAGTTATCGTCTCCTGAACCAGAAGTTAAAGTAACTTTTTGAACAGTGCATGAACCATCATCAGCTTGTGCAAAAGTTGCAGCTGCTGCTGTCAACGTTAATGCTGCTCCGTCTGCTGGATCTTGTTCAGCAGCTAAAGCTGTAGTTGAAGTAGCTGTTCCTCCAGTTGCGAACCTTGCTTTTACGTCTGTT